AGCGATGTCTCGGTGCTGTTGTTGAGATAAGAGGTACGAATATAACCGTATATCATGCGACCTCCTCAGATAATTTTGCTTTTACCTTGTGAACATATTTTTGAATGTACTTAGGTAGCTCATCAGTTTGGTCAACTCTGCCCCAATCATCTCTAGGAAAAACATCATAGTATTTTCTCTCACCACTACCTAGATTTTGATCAATATACTGTTTAAGTACATGAACATATTGACCATCTTTGATATGGAAAACTACACTATCAATTTCTTTCATATCGTAATGACATGGATTATCGTCTATAAGGACTTCCCATTCGTATATCATTACGCCACCTCCAATAGAACCATTGCTTGTTTAACGATGGCACGTTTGCGGTGATAAAAAAATGGTACTGGAACGAGTCGCTCCCATTTACGATTAGGCTCTTTGATAAGGAGGTCAACGCCTACTTTCTTAAAATAGTAATTGTCGATTTTAGCTATCATTACGCTACCTCGCTTTTTAAGAATTTAATTGCTTCTTGGTATTGTCTGTCAGTAGAATCCCAAATTGATGTATCTGATAAAATCTCAACTAACCCATCTTTGAAATCGTTTGCTTGAGATTTGAAACGTCTTGGACCTATATTTCCTACACTTCTCCAATCAGGATCAGCTAATCCAATAATTTTACCGCCATTTATTTCAAGTGGATCAATTACACCTGTACCTGTCTTTTGCATTTTTATAACAAATGGTCGATTGGATTTTTCAGGGTTAGTAAAGTAAACAGCATAAGCATATTTATTGTCTTGATGGAATACATAAGCATCCCTGTATGCTTGATTTGAATGATAGTTAAAATGCTTACCATCTATAATAGGATTGAATGGCTCTGATCGTTTCCATAAATCCCAACCAGTATCAGGATAAATTTCTGCCCAGACATCATCACCAATAACACCAATACCATCAAACTGTAAATCAGTGACACTATTGGTATTTATCTTCCAAGTTTTTTGGCCTTCAGGAATATCTTTAATCCAAACAGTATTAGCAAATCTTCGACCATTTTCGTGAATGGCTATAATGAAAGCTCTGCGTGAATCAAATTTATGTGGTTCAAGTGATAAAATAATAACACTATTGCTAATGTCAATTTTATTTCTAACATCATTATTATGGTATGTAATTTCCATGTTGTTCCCCTGGTTGGGAGTGGCTTACGCCACTCCTTTTATTGTTAAATATTCTGCCTCTATGGCGCTGACTTTATACCAACTTTTATCGTTATAGATATTCGTCCAACTAGAAGTAAAAAGTTTTTCACCGTGGTCAGCCATTTGTTCAGCGTCAGTAAACACTTCATCTTTATCTACAATTGAACCAATAGTTCCCTGTGCTGATTTGATAGACCATCCTTCTGAAACCAAAAGCTCTATCATTTGTGGCAAAGTTACCCACTCCCAGTGCTGAAATCCATACTTAGGATCACCTTCCCAAGACCAACCATTATCAAAAATGCTTTGGTTGATTAAATGCAATGCCTTTTTTTCGTTTTCTGTGTAAGTTTTGTCTAATGCGATTATTTCCACGTTGTTCCCCTTAGTTGTTGTTATGTTTTATTTGTTACAATGTAATAGTAACCTATGGGGTAACAAAGTCAACAACTATTTAAAAAAAAATTTTTACTGTGAGTATCTAGTCCATATCCCCCACCCTGGCTTTGCAGCAAGGGGGGCCTAAAAATGTTACTAACTGCCAGAACGGCTGTATCCCTTGGTATCATTGACTTGCGCAAGGTCATTATATTTTGGTTGTTACATTCTTTTAAGACAGTATGAACCAGATATAGGGTATATATGGTGTTATTCCTATATAAATCAATTACTTACGGCTGTTTTGAGGCACCGAGGCACTTGGCTGCCCTCTTTTAGTGCCTAAAAGTTAATTCTATTCTTTATTTGTTACCTATTAGCTACCAGTTATTACTCATCTATTGGCGCTCCATTACCATCATAAGACCAATCATCCTTACGTCTGTACTTAGTCTTATCACGATGCGTGACAGGTCTATGCAACTTATCCATATTCTTCTTAACTGGATTAAATATCCTATCGTAATTGTCAGCATACTTCTGACTATCAGTCGGTCGTCGCTTACTGCCCTTACTCATAACTTGTACCTGAACACCGGAGCACCTTCACTCGCAAATACATCCAACACATTCTTCTCCAGAAACAACCTCGCCGCTTCGCGGCTCATGTGTTTGTCTCTCATCGTCATCCGAATCATTAAGTCATAATCATAGGCATACACCTTTTCACCCTTACGTTCTATGATCCCTTCAATCGCCTCATTGAATCCCTCAATCTTGATCAGCATCGTCATCCTCCTGATCGACGTTCAACAACGTCGGTTCATGCTCAATCACACTGATATTCTTTAATGCTTCAAGATGCATATCATTAAGATTAATCTGCAAGGCCGGTGATTTCTTATCGCCCCACTTATCCGGGCTAACACGAGATGACCACCACTTCCTTGAATCAATCCTGAGCTTCGCCAGGTTCGCTTGCTGAGGATCCATATCGGCATCCGCAATATCTAATATCTCATCAGCTAAGAAATCCGCTGCTTGACGTCTTGCCTCATAGTACCGAGCCTTGCGTCCCTCAACTTGCCGAAGCCATTTATAAAACCCACGATTGCCACAGTTATATTTGGCATAGATTTGCTTCAAGGTATGACCGATTGTGATCAACTCAAAGATCTTATCTTCACCGACTTCATTCAGGTATCGCACCTGAGCACTTAATATCTTTTGTCCTGCCATTTAATCCTCCAAAAATGTTCCCATACCTGCAATAATCTCCAACGCTTCCATCCGATCCGCAGACTCGCCTAGCGGCGTCTGCAGATCGTCATAATACTTATCGGTCTTACTCGTGTAATTCCGTACTGCTGGCGCCTTTTTCTTTTGTTCCTGATAATATTGTTCAATCGTTTTCCATCGATGTTGGCAGCTAACGCGCTTACACCGACGCTTCCTAATCACCGAGGTCTTTTTCTTTAAACTCTCCAACACTTGCGAGTTACTTTTACATTTCGGGCACCTCATCGTTTAACGACCTCATGCTCAAAAGCGATCAACCAATCCAGAAAGACCTTGGCCTTTTGTAACGATTCCACTCCACCCTTATCCTCGTACCGATACAAATACTTCATGACCGAACCTTTCAGATACCCGGCATAGGCTGCATCATTCATAGAGGAACGAATGCAATCAATACACTCTGAATCCCCTGGACGCTTCACCGTATAATGATCTGGATGATGTACGTCGTCTTTAATTCTCATAATAATTCTCCAATTGCTATTTGCTTTACCCACCAATGAAACTCTGACTCACTTAACGAGCCACGCATCTTATTAACCGCTGAACACACCAAGCGGATATTGCGTAACGAATACCCCTTGTCATTATTCAGACGATCAATACTGGCATTCTTTAAATCATTCACGTCACCATGATGATTCATATATAAATTAGTCACCGCACAACGCCCTTCTTGCCGATGCCAGAGATCCAGCACTTCAGTTGAGGTTAAGCTCCACTTCATATCTGGATTTTGTTTACTTCTCGTGTGTTTCAAATTGGCTGTCTTTTTGGTGAAGTACGCCTCGATGGTCGATAATTTTGAGATTCGTTTACTCATCATCATTAAACTCCAGGTATTGCTCCAGAATGATCGCCTCATAAATCACTCGGTATTGCTCTAACGTGGTGAACGGTATCCCTAAGCGCATGCGTTCTTTACGATCAATGTTATAGACCGTCTCTAACTGTTGCTCGGTATACAGGATCATCCTTCTGCCTTACCCTCCAACATATCTTGCTTAAACTCCTGATAGTCACTTTCAATTTCTTCAGTAGCGGCTTGTTCTCGTGCCTGATGTTTTTTATACACATTGACGAAATCGTCATACGGCATATGACAGGTAATATCATGTCGATCGACGGTGTTACCGACGACCCATTGGGCCGGTACTAAAATAGACCATGCAGTACGATCGAATCTGTAAGCCAGTAGCGGTAGTAACCGCTCCGGCTTAACAGCATCGACCACCTGATCCCACCAATCTAATTGGTAAATCCGACCACGTTTATAACGTTTAACTTCGATACCGAAGCCGGGTAAGCCGATGACATCAAAACCCGATTTAGCTGCTTGCGCATAGTTACGAGAAAATTCATGCTCAGGGAACGATTGCTGTAGAATCTTAATAAATTCTAGTTCTCCATTAGCTCCCTTACGACGACTTGTAACTCCCATCTTTTCCTACCTTTACCGGTTTTACCGATCTTACTGAAATAATTTATTTTCTATTTGTTACCCTTAAGGGTATTTACAACACGGCTTTTTACTTTTACGCTTAAACACGCTTGGTGCGTTTTAGAGCGTAAAAGCCTTATTTAACCCCTTCTACCTCTTTATCCTTCAAGATTGCTTTTCCAATCTCATACATTATTTGTGGCACAATTGAATTGCCTAAACACTTTAAGCGATTCACTCGATGTTCTTTTCTGGTGGTTACTCTGGGTATATCTGGCTCACTTTCAAAACCTAAATGCTCTG